CTACGGCATGGCTACCGAAACATGGGATTTGATTGACGCCCTATGCGCCGCCATTGACCGCGCCGATGTGGACAAGGCGGCTGCGGTGGAGGCGATGCGGGAGGCGGCTATTGATGCCATAAAGGCCATCTGGTCAGATGTGGTGGAAGAGATGTCCGAATTTGGATTGGAACACCCAGCACAAGCCGAGATTGACGCCATCCGCGCCCTACCAGCCCGCCAGCGCCTCTAGCTGGGCCAAGAAGGCCCTTCCTGTAATCCGCGCGGCTGCCATGTCATCGCCCGCCAAAGCGATAGCGTGCGCAGCCGCAGGGGCGCGCAAACGATCAACGCTTGTTGCGGTCTGCGAACTCACGCATCCACTTGATATGATCGCCATCGGCAGCACCAATGCCCAGATCCGCATCATTCATCCTCTCATGCGCCTTGGTGTCTTGTTTGCGCTTGGCGTCCGTTACGGCATCCGCGCGGATCAACCAGATCGTCAGGAACTTCCAAACGATCTGGCCGATGATTGCAACAACGGCTTTCATGCCCCGCGCTTGGCGTAGATCGACCAGGCAGCGACAGCAATCGTTGCAGCAGCGCCGCCGATGGTTGTGACGGTTTCCGCGTCCACCAAGCCCTGCCCGACGAAATAGCCGCCGATAGCCGCCGCCAATGCGCGGACGATGCCGCCGATTTGTGCCGAATCCATGTCAGGTCTCCTTACTTTGCCGGATAGACCCGGCGGTCCAGTTCCCAATGCGGGCCGTCCTTGAAACTGCGCCACGAACCGCCCCAGACAATGGCGACCTTCTCCGTGGCTGCAGCGACTTTGATGGCTGGCGCGAGCTTGTGGTAGAGCGGCCACGCGTACATCTCCTCGACCTCGACCCTGCCGTCCTTGTCGATGTCCACGTAGGGCACCAAGTCCACGGCATGGCCGGTGAGGTGCCGGCTGTCCAGTGTGCGGGACGCGCCGATCCGGACAAGCTCTCGCTGGCGGGCGAGAGTGCGCAGCCCCTCGGTCACGACAAAGGAGAACGGCGCCTCCTGCAGCGCCCGGTCCATGACCCGGCGGAGATCGGGGTGAATGCCGTGCAGGTTGGTCAGGCTGCGGCTCGTCCACTGTCTCATCGCGGGAGCGCCTTCTGGATCTCGTCAAGCTTCGACATCACCGACTTGAACGCCTCCTTGACCTCTTTGAACTCTCGGTCGTGGCTCTCCTTGACCAGAGAGTGCTCAGACCGCATGACGGCGAGCGCGGTGTCGTGCGTCTGCGTCGTCCGGTAATGAGCCCACATGAAACCGGCCAGCGGCAAGACCGCGAACTGCAAGACGAGTTTGATCATGTCTATAATGCTCTGATCCTGCTGCATGATCATACTCCCGGATAGGGAAAGCGCGCTTTGATCTCAGCAACCTTGGCCAGCCATTCCGCATTGGTGGCCTCGCCGCGTTGCGCCATGAAAAAGAGCGGATCAGCTTCGGCTTCATACGCGCGCTTGCGGGCAACCTCTTGGCTGTCGCGGGTGATCTGTGGTTGAAGTGCTGCAACTTCTTCCGGGGTCATCTCTCGAATAGTGACTTCACCAGTTACTGCATTCGTGATGATTTCTTGAGCCATTACTTCACTCCATATACAAGAACAGTGCCAGCATCGAAGGTTCCTGATGTGGTAACACTAACTGAGGTTGTTGCAGTACTGTAACCACTAGAACCAGTTCCGACATTAACTGCCCCTGCTGTTCGAGTTGCCGAAGTGGCTATACCGTTCGTTAGATCAATCCATGCCATACCAGAAGCGACGTGAGCGGAAGTGGTCACAGTGCCAAAAAGATTTGAGAGAGGGCCAATGCCTATTGTTTCAGACGTGGTGGTTGTTGTTGAGACGCCATTCAAAGTGAAGTGCAAGAACTTGTAATCTGTCAGCACAAGCCCAGAAAGTGTCTGAGCAGAGCCGCTAGTGGTTGTCAGGGTTCCCAGCAAGACGGTGCTCAAGGCAGCAATAGCCTGCGACACACTTTGAGGCGTCATCAACTTGTTGGTTGCGATTCCAGCTTCCGCTTCGGCTTGCGATGCAATGCCCGCAATCCCGTCCAGCACGTTCAACTCTGCGGCCGTCGCAGTCACGCCGTCAAGGATGTTCAACTCCGCAGCCGTGGATGTCACGCCGTCAAGGATGTTCAACTCGGCAGCCGTTGATGTGACCGTCGTCCCAGCGATCGACAGCGCGTCAACATCAACGACGCCGGTCGAGCGAATCCGCATTACCTCAACCGCTGTCGCGCCCGCCGCCATGACCTTGAACGAGAGGTCGAAGTCCTCGCTGGTCGACGTTACGTCGGTCGTGATCGCGTCAATCCGCGCCCCGATCTCGAAGTTTCCCGCCGCCGTCTCGGTCGCAAAAAGCAGCCCTGATCCAATCCCTGCGGCCGGTGTCCCGGTGCTGCGCGCCTCGATCTGCGCGACATCAATCACGGTGTTCGTCGCGGAGGTCTCCACCAGAGCTCGGACGACGCCCGTCCCTTTCGACGCCAGGGTGATCCCGATGTTCGTATCGCCCCCTGCGGCCGAGAGCGTCGGCGCGCCGGTCGTGGCGGCATTGGTGATGTTGAGCTGGTTGACCGCGCTGGCGGTCGTCGTGAACGAGAGCAGTTCATTATTGTTGCTGTCCGCAACCACCGGAGCGGCGATATTGAACTGCGCGCCGGTCGATCGGATCGTCAAGATGTCGGAGCCCGCGATCAAGTGCCGGATCTGCCCGTTGGTCGTCGATGTGATATAGCTAGTCTCTGCCGGGTCAACCGCGACCCGCGCGACGTTGTTTGTCGCGTCGATGATCGCCAGGGTGATCCATTGCGCGCCGTCATACTGCTTGAGCTCGTAGTTCGCCGACGTCGTGTCGGCCCAGAGCATCCCCGCCACGAGATAGCTCGGCGCGGTCGCTCCGGAGTGCGTCGAGTGCAGAGCCGTGCGGAACGAATTGAGGTCCGACGCCAGCGCCGTTCCACTTTTGGTGTTCGGGTCAATCGTCCCGAAATCAAACTGCGACATTTAAGTGCTCCTCTCTCTGCCGAACCCGATCGCCTGATAGTCGAAAGTCCGACTGATCGCTGTTCCTGCGCTATTGCGGAATGTAACATCGAACCCGGTCCGCGTCTTGCCCGAAATCGTGTAGTAATCGCCCGTCTCCATATCCTGCGCGGCAATCGTAACAGATCGCAGCTCGCGAAACCACGGGGAGAAGGCGACCGCGTAAGTCGCTGCCCCAGAGACTAGGTCGTTTCCGTAGTCGACGCGATCCGGCATGTCGATCACGGCCGTGAGCGCACTGATCGTCGGCGAGATCGTCGTATAGTTGCTCGTCAGAACCGCGCGGAATTTCAGATGTCTGGCGGTGTAGTCACCGACCACGAAGCGCCGCCACCCTTGATAGACAGGCGTCGCGCTGTCGACGATCGAGTAATTGACCTGCAGTTCAACTGAGACCTCATCGCCGGTGTCGTCTCCTGCGAGATCCGAAAGACCTGCGAGCGTGAGCCATCCGGCCATCGTTGAGAGCCCGCCTGTCGTTGAGACCACTGCGTCGACGATCACGCGCGAGGTGTAGACCTCGCTGAGGTCAGTCTCTCCGAACTCGTAGATACCGACGCTTGGATACCCGGTCGCGGCCGTAAACCCGATGATCGGGACCGACGCGAGCGTCGTCCAGGTTGCCATGTAGTTTTGGCTGCTGAGTTGGATGATTGATCCATTGAGATCAACGTCGGTCTTCGTCCCGGTCCAGAGGGGCTCCTCGGTGATCGTCGATACGACGTTCTGCGCGGCAGGGTCTTCGAGCGAGGCGTTTATGAAGGTCGCGGCCACTGAGCGGTTGCCGAGGATGTCGAGCGCCTTGATTGCGTATGATCCCGAGCGGCTTGGCACGGTGAAAGAGCGCGCCTCCCGCGGGAGCGCGTCCGATAGGACCGTCATAGAAATCCACGAGGTGTTGTTCTGATCCGCAGAGTAGCGGATCTCGTAGCCTATCACGTCAACGGCGATCGACGGGTAGGTCCACTCAACGTAGGTGTGATCGCCGATGGTGTTGAGTGTGAATGTATTGACCTGCGGAGGCTTGGCGGTCGCGCCGATGACCGTGTGATTTGATATCTCGGCGAATGCGCTCGTCGTTGCCTCGTCCGGACCGATCGCGCGCACGCCGATGTCGTAGTTGATACCGCTCTCGACCGGGAAGATCTGGACGTAGGGGCTATCGACGACGCTGTAGGGCATATAGCTGAACGGGTCGCTCGATCCTGATCTGCGGAATCTTGCCTGAAAGAAGGAGGTCCGGGTGACCGTGCCGTCGCTCGTCTTGGCGGTCTTGCCTGGCTGAACGTATAGGAAAATCGATGGGACGACCGCGCCGCTCGATGTGACCTGGAGCGCGAGCTCGTCTGAGACGACTTGAGAGATGGTCGGGATCGGCGGGCCTATGAACGACGCGGAAACCGGCGCGGATAGCGCGGTCGTGTACGCCGGGATCGTGATCGCAGAGTTGTAGATCTCGGGAGAGTATGGAACGCAAGTAACCGCGGCGCCGAGGTCGTCGAGGTATTCGATCCCCGCGATTAGAACCTGCAAGCTCTCAAGGTTCTGCTCTCCGAACTGATAGAGGGCGCCGGCGACGATCTGGTTACCGTTATTGACGATTATGGTGTTGCTGGTCACAGTCGTCGCGACTGCTGCCACTGTGCGGACGAGCGTTGCTCCGGTCGTCGGAATGCGGGTCCGCAGCGTGTAGACCTTGCCCGCCTCGCGTGTCACAGGCTCATCAAGAACGATCGTTGCAGCCGCACGGGAGACGACGCGCCCAGACATCTGACCAATGCCAGGGACGTCATGCGTGAGCCTGCACAGGTCTCCGCGCATCGCGACGATATGCTCGACATCGATCTCAAAGTTGAAGATCTCCGGCCGTAGGCGCGCCGCCGCGATATAGTGCCGGCCGAGCTTGTAGACGTTGTCGGGGTCGGTCTGCCCGGGAAGATCGATGACCTGAAAGGTCGTTGCGTTTTCGGCGTTGAATCCGTCGTCATAGATGACGCGCTCGTCTTCTCGATAGTCCGAGAACTTGTTGAAGAACCGGATCCGGAGCGCGTCGGGGATCTCGTTGTAGAGGATCCGACCGGCGAAGTTGCGGGTGTTGCGCGGGGTAAAGTGCTGGACGACGGTTGAGCGCGGCTGTTCAATGACGACGGTCCACTTGTCGTCAACGTAAGCTGGGCTGGCCTTGCCCGCGTTAGCGACGTCTTGCAGGAGGTCACGGACCGAGAGTTGGAAGTCGATCACCTGGTCGAATGCAAGCCCGTTCGTCCCGCAGAAGGTAAACCACGCGCCCAGCGCTGCATCGTTGATATTCGCGGCCGCGACCGGCTTCTTGTTCGGCGCGCCATTGAGGACGTAGCGGAAAATAGCGGCTGGGTTCGATGTCGCGCTGGTCGTCGCCGTCGTCCAAGCAGATCCGGTCCATGTCGGGATTTTCAACGAGACGAGCGCGTTGAGTTGGTCAACGATCCCGTTGAGCTGATCGGTCGCCTTGATGCGGAATGCGCTTTTTGCAATCCCTGGGAGCAGAACTGGCTGCGTGCTAGTGTTGAATGATCGCAGGTCAGACCAGTCGGCGCGGTCGTAGATCCGGTCGTTCCTGAGGTTCTGCTCTGCGGCAAAGCGCCGGATCTGAACCTCGTACTGTCCCGATGTGAGCGCGGTCTGACGCTGCGAGACGCGCTTCACTTGAGCGGTGTCGTCGCTGTAAGTCTTGTCAAACCATGCCGTGTAGGATCCTGCGCCGACAAGCCGATACTCCCCGACGATGCGCGCCGATGCGCTGACCCGTTTTCCCTTGCTATTGCTCTCAAAGAGCCCGGTCGCAAAGGTGATCGTGATCCCGATCTCGGTCGTGTTAAGCGCGGTCGTGCGAGATACAAAGCTGGTCGTGAGCCGGATCGAGAGGTCATCCTGCGAGACGTCGCCCGGGTAGAGCCCGAGCGTCGAGGCGCTGCCGTTGAAATCGTGCTCAACATCGACGTCGGTGAAGTCCTCAATCGGCGTGTTTCCGATCTTGATCTGAGAGACGTCGACCGGCCCATAGCCCCAGACCAGCACGAAGCGCAGGAATTGATCATTCCCGACGATCTCGGTGTAGGGTGCCGCGCCGTAAGGCGGGACCATGCGATGCGTGCCGAGGACGACCGGCACGGTCTGGTAAGGCGCCAGACCGTTGCGCGCTGCGCTGATCGAATAGCTCGCGCTCTCGGCGCGGTTCTGCACCGGACGCGGCCCGAACAACGCAGAGGCGGCATAGGTGACCGCCATCGCGATTGCTGCCCCCGCCACTGAGGCGGCAAAGCTACCGGCCACAAGAGCCGGGAAAAGCGCCGTTGTGATCGTCGGAGCGGCGGCCGTGGCAAGGATCGAGATGATCGAGACCGGATCCTGCGGGATGACACGCAGATAGACCGACGCGCCCGACTTTGGGCGAACCCTCGACCAGATCTTTGGATCGATGTAGTCTCCGCCAAGGAATGCGCTGATGTGATCGCGATCAAGCTCGTTGGGGACCATAGCCGCAATTAAATCCGCAAGCGTGCCCACCGCCGCGACCCGGACGATCAGGCGATCCCCTTGCGCAAATGGGTTCAGGACGAGCGTGACCTCGATGTATTCGGCGAGCGCGCTCTCGGTATATGAGGTGAGATCATTCAAGGCGGTATGCTCCGATCACGCGCTGCAGGAAACGGTTGTCCCCATCATAGCGCGAAACGCACGAGCCGACGACCTCTTCCGCGTGGAGTACGAATCCGGGCTCGGTTATGACCCCGCAATGCGTCGGCCGGCGCTTGCCGCGGTGCATTCCCCACATATGCAGGACGTCTCCGGAGCGCGCATCCTTGATCGGGATTGATACGCCGGTCGAGGCGAAGTCGGCCACGGTCTCCGCGCCGCCCTCAATCTGCGTCTCCATCTCGTTGTGACGCGGAAGCCTGATCCCGAAGACCTCGCTATAGACCATGCAGACAAGCCCCCAGCAGGACGCGCCCTCGCGGGTTGACCCGTTCCAAGCAAAAGGGATGCCGACGTAGTTGTTCCACCAGTTAGAAGATGCCGGGGAACGTGGATGGCGAGAAGGTTGCACTTGGGAATGGCTCCGTGAGGAAGTTGTCGATCGTGAGGTCGATGTCCATTGCGCTTGCGTTATAGCCGACCGACGCGGCCACCAAGCCTGAAATGCTCTGCAGGATCACGGTCGGATCGCTCGCTTCGATGACCTTAAGCGAGAAGGAGACGCGCTCGCGCTGTCCAGCAAGCGTCCGCAGGATGTTGAGCTCGCTTGTGACGTGCGAGAGCGTGAGCCGTGCCCGCACTTGCAGTTCTGGATCGTCGGGCGGGAGAGTAACCGAGAACGGAAACGCGAGATAGGTGTTGGCGCCGGAGATGATGTTCTCGGTGTTGTTGACGAGGTAGAACGTCCCGATCGCGCTGTGCGAGATCTCGAGCAGCACCAAGAATACGTTGGTCGTCGTCTGCGAGTTGACGGCTGTGATGACCGATGTGGGGAGCGTGCGCGGCATTAGGGGAGCACCTCTAGCATGAGGTCCAGTCGCCACTGGACCGTCGTTGCAGTGTCGCCTCCCGCAACGCCAGAGCATGACGGCGCTTGCACAAAGCGAGCAGATACGGTCGAGAAGTCGATGGGATCGATGAAGTCGAACTCGTCCGTCCCCTCTGACAGCGTCGTCTTGTAGAAGGTCTCGAACGTTGCGCGCTCGGATCCGGTCAAGAGCATAGAGCCAGACAAGAAGCGCGATGTCGCGGTGAACCTCTTGCGCTGCTTGTAGGGTCCGGTCTCGGTCTGCGACCGGATGAAGCCCTGCTGCCGGGTGTCCTGCACGCCGACCTCGAAGTATTGCGGAAGTGAAACCGGCCAGACTGCCATCGCTTAACCCCTTTGCTGCAAGCGGTTGCCGAGCCCGAACGTCGTCCGGATGGCTCGGTAGGTCGGCCCTCCGGAGGTGATGTCCTGCGCGATCGCGCGCCCGATCTCGACGACGATGTTCCCGGCGCTGTCGGTCGAGGATGTCGCCTCCTGCCCGCTGTAGTTGTTGATCGTGATCGTCGGCGCACTGTTGCCGTTCGCTGCGACCACGCCGAGCTTGCCGTCAGATCCCCTGGAGAGCGGCATGATCGCCTCAGGACCGGCTTCGCCCATGAGCCCGGTCCCGTTGGCGAACGGGAAGATCGTCGGACCAGAGACGACGCCGCCCTTGGCGAACGGCACGAACCCGCTTGGTCCGAAGACGTTGCCGTCCGCGCTGCCAATGAACTGCTTGATGCCAGCGGCTATGGGTTCGGCGAACTGCTTCGCGAAGAGATCCTGGGCGACCTTGGCAAGGACGTTCGATGCGAAGTCGAGCAATGCATCCCCGAGCGACTTCGTGCCGTCCAGAACTGAGGCGAATGCGTTGTTGAGTTCGTTCTCGACGGTGTCTGCAATGCCCTCGACCAGTTTGGTGAATGGGTCGAACTTGGCGTTCAAGTCCTCAAGCGCACGAGTGTAGACCTCGCCGCTGATCGCCCCGGCGCGGTAGAGCGTCTCGACCTTTTCTTGCTCGGCTGCAAATCTCTCCGCCTCGGTGCGCGTGCTCTCGTAGAGCCGTTTCGCCTCCTGCTGGATGTCGTTGAGCGTCTTAGCGCCGCCCTTTGCGGTTTCGGAGAGTTTCGCGATCTCGGCGTTGAGCGCCGCTGTCGCCTCTGCGTCGGTGATGATCTGCGCTTGCAGCGCGGCACCCTGTGCGCGCAGGATCCCGTCCTGCGACCCGCGCAGCGCGCCCGAGGAGCGATTGAACTGCGCGGCAGCAAGCGCGCCTGCCTGCCCGATCGGATCCCCAACGAACTGCCGCCGGATCTCGGCATCTTGCCGCCGGATCTCGGCATCTTGCCGCGCTGCGGCAGCGCTTGAAGCCGCAGAAAGCGCGTTTGTTGCAGCGCGGCCAAGCTCGTCTGCCATCCGCGAAGCCTCAGTCGCCGCAGAACTAAGCGCGCTAGGAAGATCCAAGCTCTTGAGGTCAAGCCCAGCGAGCGCCGCATCGAGCAAGGCGTTGTAAAGCGCGATCCCTTGGTCGGATGTCAGGCCGAGCTCGTCGGTCGCCTCGCCGATAGCTTTTGCAAGAAGCTGCGTCGCGGCGACGCGCGATTCGGTCGTGTCGGCAGTCTTGACGGACGTCATCATGATGACGAGGTTCGCTGCTGCTTGCTCGGTGACCCCGAATGTCGCTGCCATTTGTTTCAGCGCAAGGCGATACTCATTAAGCTGCGAAAACAGCTCTTCGTTCGCGGCCTTGCGAGCGTCAAGTGCGGTGAGTTCTTCATCGTTTAGGGTAGACGTCCCCGCTTGAACTTGGGCGATTTGATCCCGCAGTTCTGCTTGATCTGCCAGCGCTTTGTTTAGATTGATTGCGTTATCAAGTGCGGTTGAGAAATCGAGATCGGCGAGACCCGCCCCCATCGCGACGACAACTGCCCCGGAGGCTGCGCGGAAGGCGCGGTCCGCTTCGATTTCGGCAATCTGCCTCTGGATGGCCAAGAGCTCCTGCGCGGCCGATGCCTGCGCTCCGTACTGAGCCGCGAGGTCTTGCAGGCTCTGCCCCTTCTGCGCTGCGTTGAGCCGCTGCATCGCATCCTCAAGCGCGTCCATCTTCTCCTTCAGGTCTTCCGCAGCGTCGGCAGTATCAAACATGGCCGGAGCAAAGGACAGGAGCGCGCCGATCGCCACGCCAGCGATCGCGCCCAGAGCACCAAAGCCCCCGAGAAGCTGCGGCAGCTGCTGTCCGAGCACGCGCGAAGCGTCAGTTCCCCCCTGCATCTGCACGATGATATCTGAGAGCTGAAAGCTGGCGTTCTGGATCGAGGACGCGTTATTCTTGAACGCGCTGCCGACGCGGCCTATCGCTCCAGCAATCGGACCCCCTGCGGTCGTGACCTTGCCTTGAGCGCTGGCGAGCCCGTTGAGTTGATCCTCCAGCTTGTCGGCCGAGCCCGCCGCGCCCTTTGCCGCGTTCTGGAATTGCCCGAGTTGCTGTGCGGATTGCGCCGCACCCTTGGTTTGAACCTCGACGCCAAGAGATACTATGTCAGTCACGCCTTTGCCCTCTCCTGGTGCCACAGAGCATCGAGTTCCGAGATCATGTCGACCTCGAGGGGCGTAAAGATCCGCCCGGTGAGGTGACTATACGCCAAGACCTCAGAAAATACTATCGGCGCGTCAGCCTGTCGTGATCGGTGCAAGCGCAGAAAAGTCGCCCAAAACTCGCCGGTCGTCTTGGGCAATGGCGGGACGTCAAGCTCGTGCGGCCGCATCCCGGTCGCTTTCTCGACTTGCTCGTAATGCTCGCGCAACGAGATCCCGTCCTTGTCCTTCTGCGAGAGCCGGAAGACGCCCTCGGCGTGCTTCAGGAGCTCGCCGAGGTCTCGACGAAAAAATTTGCGCGGGTCGATGCTGCTGCAAAGGTGTCATCGCGCAACCACGCCGGAAACTTCGGGTATATCTCGGCGGCCTCACTCACATCCGGGCGCTTGCCCCCAGCAGTGATCGACCATCGCGCCGTGATCCTGGCGAGGAACGCGATCAGCTTCTCGGTCGGATCCTCAATGCCGAGGCGCGCCACCTCGGCGAGCGCGTTTCGATATTGCTTGGTGTCGGCCCCGTAGAGCTCAACCCATTGGGGCGACCCATCCTCGTTGGGAACGGGCGCCTTCGTGATAGGATGCAAAACCTGATATGTGTAGGTGTCGCGGAAGGTGAGGTCGTAGAGGTCCATCATATTTCCCTGTCATTCGTTGAAAACAATCCCATCGCCGCCAGCGCATTTGGCCCATCCATACCACCGATAGCAGTCAGGGTTGTAGGAGATGCGCTGAGAGCCTCTGTGCTGAACGCTAGAGCAGCTTGAGCACGTTCTGCGGCTACCATGTCGATCACTTCAGCAGTGTCCCAGAGCGGGCGCTGTAGGGGTGCCTGCGCGAAGATGATCCATTCGTCACGAGCATCAAAGGATGCTGCTGCGTAGAGGTTGCCTTGGGCATCTACCCAGTTCAGTCCACGATAGGTTTCCCCGTCAGCCTCAGAGAAGCCAAGGCACATGGCATACTGGTTGGCCTCGGGGATAAGTAGTTCAGGACAAGAGCATGTAATCCGCATCAGTATGCTCCCGTCTTTTCATTAACAAAAGTCTCAGTGGAGTAGATAGCCCCAGCGTCTAGGTTAGTCCCGAAGCGGACGATCATGTTGTAGATTTGACCATTAGTCGCTATCCCACCCACACCTCTAGCCCCGATATAAATTGGGTAGGCAAGGTAGTTCC